GAATGATGGTGAAGGCCGTCATCTTCCAGAAGTCACGTTCCGAAACGCCGGCACGAACAGCGAGCGACAGGAGGAACCCCGTCAGGCTTTCGTGCCCTTCGTAGGGTTTTCCTTGGACTGCTCCTTTGCCTTCTTCTGGCTTTCGGCGGCCCAGGCCTCGTGATCCTTGCCGTAGCGAAACAGCGAGAATGCATCGAGACATTTCTTGCCAACACCTTCGAGCGGAAGCGGCATGTCGTAAGTCGTCACGACCTTGCCGGCAGCGTCACGCAAAGCTACGTTTAGGAAGGCTCTCAGATATTTCGCCGAGAGCACGGCAAGCCCGTAATTGAGCTTGTGGGCAAAGTCGAACTCGCCGAACTCGGTCTCCAGCCGCGCCATGCCGTCCATGTCGAGACGGATCGTATAACCAGTCCCGAACTCTTCCGCCCCGACTTCGGCGAGGAACTTGTTCGCCATCAGCTATTGCTCCAAGTCGGCGAAGACGAAAGGCTGATTTGACCCTGATACGTCACCATGCCTTCCTGGGTGTTGATTGTGAGCTGCGTGATGACGCCGCCGAACGAACAAACCGCATAGGTGGTCGGGGCGCCCGAGCCGGCATTGTCGGCCGCCGAGAAATCGGCCTTAAAGTTCCTGGACGTGCCGTCTGCGAATGCCTTCATGACGCCAGCTGCCGGGTTCTGAGACGTGTTGTCTGGGTCGAAGTGTCCCTCGAACGAGACGGTGGCCGCCTTGAAGCCCTGCTTGTATTCGCGAAAGCCAGAGGTGGACTGGAGGTGCGTGGCGTCCACCTGGTCAGCCTGCTGTTCAATGCTGAACGAGGTGGTGTTGCCGATTACGCTGAAGGATTCCGGGGAACCGGCATCACCCAGTTTGAGGGCGGCGCCGATCCCGGTAAAGCCGGTCGTTGCGGTCATAAGAGGCTCCATCTAATGGGATTGGCGCGCTTCACAGCGGGCCTAGTGCCTTGCCCAAGGGCATTTGGGCTCATCCCCGAATGGGGAATTTCAACGCCAGCGGACGGTGAAGGACATCACGCGGCGGTAAGTCGAAAGGTCGTCAGCGAAGTCGGTGAAATCGATAGGGTCTTTCTGGAATGATGCCTTCACAGGCGGCGAGTCCGACGAGGTGTAGAGCAGATCGCGGAGCGCTTCCTTCACGCGCTCGCCGAGTTCGACCGATGTTGAGGCACCCGTATTCCCGGCCGCGATGCAATGGATCTGCACCGTAGCCTCTGGATACTGCGACGCACCCTGAAGCGTGTATTCATCCGACTCCGAAGACATCGCAACGGCGATTGCAGGAAGGCTTTCGCCTTGAGGCAAGGGAAATGGCCTAACACGGGTCGAGACAACGCCTGTAACGCCAGGAGCAGCCAGCAGGGCCTTAATTGTGAGAGACGCGGCGCTTGTCATTCAATCAGGCTCGCTTGGATCTTCAGGAAGCGGCGCCGATCGATCTCGCGTGGCCGGCCGACGATGCGATAGGTCTTCCCTTCGAAAATCAGTTGATGGTCAGGCTCCAGACCCGACCGCCAGCGGATCGTGAAATAGAGGTCCATCTGCGCAAACTGGCGAGCCGATTCCTCAGCCTCTTTTGCTTGATGGAACTCCATCTTTGCCCAGACCGTGGCATAGGTTGCCCAAGTCGGCACGACCTCGTTATACTCGTTGGTTGAGGTGGTGGCGCTTTGCAACTGCACCTGTCTGTCGAGTTCACCGGCTGAAACCATGCTGATCGCTATCTATCTCGGCCTGAGTTTCATCATCGGGATAGCCGCACAGAACCATCGCGGTCGGCGCGGGATGCCTTGGTTTTTGCTGTCACTGATCACCACGCCGCTCATCGGCGGGTTGCTACTGCTGGCTTCGAAAGACTTGCGGACGACCCATGTCACTGCGACGGTCACGACGGACCAGCCGCGTTTTACCAATGGCCCCATCTTCGAAAAGACCTGTCCGCAATGCGCCGAACAGGTCAAGGTAGATGCCAAGATATGCCGGTTCTGCCGGCATGAGTTCTAGGCGCGCTTGCGGTTGATGCCTGCGGCTTCATGCATCGCGTCTGCAATGCAGATGACGACTTTCCAGAACAGCTTTTTCATGATTTTGCCTTTGCCTGTTTTGCCGCCAGCTTAGCAGCGCGTTTTTCCATCTCCGGCCCGATCTTTTCTCCGAACCGCTTCACAACAATGTCTCGTGTGGTGAAATAGGCAGGCTCCAGAAATGGCATTGGTCGTGTGCCTGGGTGAACCACGCCGCGCCCTGGCTGAAAATGCGGCGCGGTGCCGAATTCAATGAGGTGGGCGTACCTGACCGGGCGACGATCGCCGGATTGGAACTGAGCATTTGGCCCAACCTGATAGATTGGATTGAGTTTTGGGCTACGTGGCGACGGCCGGATCACTAGCGACTCCTCAAGCGCGCCAGTGCTGTCCTTAAAATGAAGCCCCCGAACATTCGCTTTCGATTGTTTCAGGGCCGGCTGGAGAGCAAAGACCGACGCAACCCGAATGGGCGGGGTAATCGCTTTTGATAGTTCACGCAGCGCCCTTGCGACTGCCTTGTCACCCTTGACCGCCATTTAGGCAAGCGCCGGATCGCGAAGTGGATAGAGCAAAGCCGTCACAGGACGAGGCAAATAGCCTTGCTCCCAATCGTGCTCAGGATCACCATCCGGGTTGTTGTAGAAGTGGCCCGTCAAAAGAATCGTCGCCATCTGGATATCTTCGGGGACCGATGACAGATCGTCCGGCGGCGAGTTTGGCGGGCTATCGATGGTCAGAAGGTCGCCTGCCTGCCCTTTGAGATATCGAACGATCGCTCTTGAGGCCGCAGAGATGTACAGCGCAATGAGCGTATCGCTCTCGCCACTGTCCAGTCTCAGGGCCGTTCTGACCTGATCAACGGTCACGAGCATGAACATTGTTTATGAGCCCTTCTTGGGCTTGGCGGGAACGGCATCCTTACCGTCGCGACCGCGCTTCACCGACAATCGCCATCCACTATCTGGCGTCTCCGGCTTGGCGGACGTGGCGCGCTCGGCGATGAATACCGAGCCGCCGAATGATACGTTGTCGCCGGCAAGATAGGCCGTGCCTTCCTTGAATACCCCCCGATAAATCGGCACGGGCAGGCGTGCCTCCTTAACGATGTCACCCTTCTCCCAGACGAGATAAACACCATCGTCGCGGACTTCGCAGGACATGTCATCGAAGCCGACGCCATCGGCGCCATCCCGGCCAGGAGCGCCATCCTTACCTACATACTCGCCAAGGTCATCAGTGCTGCCGTCGCTCTTCACGACAATCAGATGCCCTTTGTCGTCGCGGAAGAACTTCACGGCATCGAGGCCATTACGGCCGTCTTTGCCGTCAATGCCGTCTTTCCCAGGCGCTCCGTCCTTGCCATCGGCACCCGGTGCGCCGTCTTTCCCGTCAACGCCGTTCTTTGGCCGCTCCCAGCCCGCCAGAACGCGTTCTACGTGCTTGACGACCATTTCCTCTGTTTCGGCGGGATCGGCGTCCTTGCCCTTCTCTGCGGGAGGGAGGGCGGCTACAGCATCGGCGATCATGGTCTTGATCAGATCGGGATCGGCATCCTTGCCCTTTTCAGGAACCGGAATTGATGCAATGGCCTCCGCTATAAGCGCTGGCACATCTGGCATAGTTGGCAACGCCTCAACCATGCTGCGCACGTCCATAATGTCGGGCAGGATGCTTGCCGCTGCCAAAGCCGCCACTTCATCGACATCCGCATCCTTTAGCGTCGGCATATTGGCCAATTGCTTTTCCAGATCAGCAACCCGCGAATTGAGCGGCGCAACAACGCGCTCGATATGCGCCTTGACGATTCCAACCATTTCCTGGCCGAAGGCTTTGCCGTCGAACATCAACCAAGACCTTTCCAGAGTTCGAGGAGCGCATCCTTTGCGGCTGCTTCCATGGCATTGTCGTTTGCGGCTTGATCAACCGCAGGCGCTGGCGCCGGGGCTTTTGCCGTTCCGAATGGATCGTCCTTCGCGTCACGCTTGGCGAGCGCCGGCAGACTAAAGTTCTGTTGCTGGAGATAAACCGCGTTACCGCCCTTTGTTTTGGGGAGGCCGATCTTGCCGCGCATCTCGTTGATTTCCATGATGCCGGCACCGTCCTTCAGGACTTGCATCTGCGTCACAGAATCCATGCGGAGCAGATTGTCGATATCGAATTCCACCCCATACGTCTTGCCGTTGATGAGAACGCCCTCACCGATGCCCAGGCCTTCATCCATGCAAAGCTCAGCGGATTCGATCAGGCTTTGGAGGCACTGAGAATAATATTCTACGTTCAAGCTTTGGATATTGTTATAGGTGGGCATGGTCCCGAGGCCGATCTTGTAGGGCGGCACATGGAACACAGAACAAACGACCTCAGCCGTCCATTTCAACTGATCAATGAGCTGTGATTCTTCTGCTGTGAGCGACATGCGCTCATACTTGAGCCCGTCGCCAAGCACCGCCACCTTGCCGGCGTTCTCACCGGAGAATTTCGTTTCCCAAGCGTCCTTCAGGCGGGCAGCAGTTTCGTCCGAGATTGCACCGGGAGCGGTCAGCACGCCACCCGGCTGGGATTTGTTCCCGAAGAACGTCGCCGAATTGTTCTGGATAGCCAGACCCTGGGTAGCAGCAACGCCGGCCGCGAAGATCGGCGAGGTGCCGACAAGCGGGTGGAAAAGGCAGTTGAACCGGTCGTGAATGATCTCGCTGGCCGGAACTGTGATCGCTTCGCCGATGGCGGAGAGATTGTCGCTGCCAAGCTGGTACCAAACCGACCCGTCGTTCGCGACAAGAACCTTTACGCGGTTGGGATCGAGCACATAGAGCGACGTGACAACCTGGCGATTATCGCGCTGCTTCAGGACGTAGACATTACCCCTCATCAGCTTTGAGAGGATGTATGTCTCCCAAAACTGGATGCGGTTCTGGTAGCGATTTGGCTTCCGAAGGACCGGCGAATAGGCCGGGCTGTCAACCTCGGTCCAGATGCCATCTGCATCCTCTTGAACAAGCTCCACGCAGAGCTTGGAGATGTCGGAAGCGATCAGCGTGATGCAGGCATATACGGCGTTGTAGGAGAGCACCGAATTGAAATCGACTGCGACGGCATTCATTTGCCAAGCGCCAGTGAACGATTCCCTTATCAAAGGCCACCAGCCGCCGCGATTTTCCGCCACAGACACGGCGCTAGCCGGTGCAGCCTTTCGCGCCGGGACAACGGCTCTGGAAATTGCTGATAGGAATGTAGGTTCAGCCATTTGGCCTTAGCCCCGCTCGCAAATAGATTGCCACACCGAACAACATCACCCCTACGCTCAGGAATGCCCAAGGCATACCAGCCAAGAGATAGATGCCTGCAAGCGCGAAGGCACCCGCCGCCACAAAGAGCAGCGCGACAAACAATATCGCTAGTTTCAAGCTGTTAACCTTTAGATTGGCGGCGCTTTTCCCACGATAGCCGCGTCTTTTCGGCCATCATCGCCCTGTATTCTGGTGTTGCCCTCTTATAGGCGCTATCTGACAACTGGCGTCTGCGAGCCGGGCTTGACGCTGACTGGCGCGCTCTCTCGCCCTTTATGGGATCAGACCACCTTGCTTTAGCTGCCTCAGACATCTTCTGCCGCGTCTCTGGTGTGAAAACCAAGTCGCAACGCTCTGCTTTATTCTTGGCCCAGGATTCCAACTGTCCGACTTTGAGGCGATCCTTTACCTCTTGGCGCTGGAAGGCATCTTTGACCGCCGCCTTGTGCCGATCACGAAACCCGTCAGCGGCATGCATACGTTGCGCCTGTTCGGAGGTTTTCTTCCTTGCTTCGTCCGACCTTCTTGACGCTCCGATCTTGGCAGTCATTTCTTCGCCGCGATGAGCCCAGAGATTTCGGCTATGTTCTGCACGGCGACGCAACCAGTCTCTTTCAAGCTCAGGCGTGGCCCAGACAACACCATCGCCACCGGCAGTAAGGTTTGTTAGATCGCAACCAGCGGCCAGAGCCTTCGCAATCTCTTCGCACTCAACCGCGCGCCAATCTTGACCGTCCGCCACAGTCTTAATGATCCTAAGTTCCGGCTTATGACCTTCGGCTACAAGCTTCGCGATCCATCTGCCCTTATGCGATTGGGAGCCGGCATCCTTTATATGTCGCGTCAATCGGCGTTTGAGATTGATGGCCTTCCAGACATACCGAAGGGCGCCCGTGGTCGGACAATAAAGGCCGTAAATGTATTCCGTCATGCTCCGATTCTACACTGATTTCGGAACGGTTGCATCCTCTGCCTTTCGCGATAGTGTGAGACCAAATGGGAGCTTCATCGGTCGTCCTTGGCCGTCGTGATGGTCAGGATGGAGCGCATTAGGGTGTGGGAACGCCAAACAGAAGATATGTTCCGGCGGTCCATTCATTGTTCCCGTTTGGCGGGGTAAGAATATCGTCCCCGAACGAGAAGCGAATGCGATTCTGGCGGCCAGTCGTTTCCAGGCGGGCCGTCATACTATTCCAGGTGAACGGGTCACCGGAATTGAAACACAGGTCCGAACGGACCATGGCCTTGGTCCCCGTTGCGCCGGGCCATATTTTGATCGTGCCGTTGAGATAGATGTCTTTCGATGCGCCGTTGGCGGCGAGGTTGGCGACAGAATCCTGTCCCTCAACCGAAATTGCGGTGCTGACATCCTCGCTCAGGCCGGAGTGCGAATAACTGTTGAAATCATCGGTATTATTGTACCAATTCGACCCGCCGTCCGGCGAGAAAATGCATGTAAGCGTTGGTTGCGAGTTCGAGCCACTGAACAGAAAATCAACAAGCTCTAGCGTAAACAGGGTATAGCCGGTCGGCAACTCCAAATCGAAATAGGAGGCTGGCGAACTGATTGCGCCAGAACTGATCAAGGGCATATCTTCGTCTCCATCGTCCCCACCACCACCGCCAGACCCCGCCGACATCTGCGCGGCGAGAACATCGAGCAATTGCGCGAAACTCATCCTCAAATTGTCGGCAGCGCCTCCAAATGCGATGGTCAACTCCTCAAGCATTTGCTCGTCGGACTTCCAGAGATAATCGGTGGGCCTGCCGAGCGCCCTTGCTAGCAACTGTGAAAATGTCTCCGTAAGTGGATGGTAGGTGAAGCCTTCGTCAGCCAGGCCGGCTATGACCGCTTGCTCCAGTTCTCCTATTGGCTGTGTCAGATAGCTCATTGCAGAAGCCGCCATAGATCGCCATTGACGAGCTCCCGCTCATCGAACTGAGAGTAGGCAAGCGAATTCAGCCACGGCTGCCGGTCGGGATAGATCGGTTCCTCGACCCGGCCGAGGTCGCAGCGCCCAACCAAACTTGCTGCGCTGTCCTGATGCACGAACACCGGGCAGCCCATGATGACGGCCTCGACCGCTGCGTTCGATCCGTGCGTCACCAGGCAGTGCGCGCCCTTCAGGTCTTCGTGCAGTTTCCGGCCGAAACGCTGCATTTCCTTGTTGCGGATAATCAGCGGCCTATCGGTCAATTCGTTGAGCCGCTTTACCGTCCGCATCGTCCAGCCTTCGATGCCGTGGAAGCGCTCATAGGTCTCGCTCGGCTCGGCAACGACGATGTGGCGGCCTGTCCTTTGCCACGGCCAGACATCGGTTTTCAGCGCCTTCCAGCGATCATCGGGGACATCGCGGATCATCTGTAGTTGATAGGAGCCGACATGCCAGCGATAGAACCCGCCGTTTTCTCCTGCTGGCAGGTCAGTCGCGAACACCCGGCGCGCGTAGCCGCGATCCCAATAAATCCAGCGCCGGCCGGTCTCGCGCCATTTAGCGATCAGCGGCTTAAGATAGGGCGAGCAACCGACAATCGGGATGACATCGGCCGGCAACCGACCCAGCGCTTGCCAGTCGCCGCGAATGACCTTCCCGCCTGCCCTTTCGATGGTTTCGCCGATGCGGTTGAACAGCTTAAGCTTGAACGCCTTCAGTTCGCTCGGGACGAAGAAGGCGACGGTCTTCGGGTCTATCGCCAATGCTGATGCACCCAGGCTTCATTCACCGCACCGGGTTTCGGCACGCCATGGAAATAGCAAATCCGCGCTTCGCCCAAACCCTTGCCACGAACATGCGCCTTGTAGCTGACAACGTGTCCGGGCCAGATTGCGTCTATGGTCTCGTGCGGTTGCCGGCGCAGCCATTCCATGTCGTTTTCGCCGCGCCAGTCATCGAAGATCGCCCGCTTCCCTGCCGGGCAGAGAACCACGCCGTTGCAAGCTTCCTTTCCATAGGGGTTCGGCAGCGCGATCTTGTCTGCCGTCATGCACCAGTCGGCGAGGTGGTCGATGTTTCCTGTGACGATGGTATCAAGGCCGACGATGATCGACGGCTCGTTGAGCATGAACGGCACTATGCAATCGCCGTAGCCGTTCTTGCCAAGATCCCGGTCCACGATGACCTCGACCGGCTCTTCGAAATCCCTTTCCCGGTCAGTGAAGCACGCGAAGCTGAATGGCTGCGTCAGGTTTCGCTCAAACCCACGATAGAGCTTTTCGACCCAGGTCTCGTCATAACCGCGCGAAAAGTCTCGGGAATGCTCGTTGGCATCCCAGAGCATCGTTGCGATGGTGATCACGGCGGAGACGGCATTCCGAGAGATGCATAGGCAACACGGGTGTAGGCAATCAGAGCCGCCCACATGAAACCGCCAACAAACGAGCCAGCCGCCACAACAACGAGCCATTCCAGTTTGCTCATGCCACATACCTCATCCGCCGCTGATGCCAGTCGTCCGGCTTCCGCGCCTTGTAGTCGTTCCTCCGATATACATAGCCGGAAGGAACATCACTTTTGACCACGGCGCCGGCGGCGACCACCGCGTTCTTGCCGACCCTGACCCCAGGCAGAAGCACCGCGCAAGCACCAATCGATGCGCCGTTCTCAATAATGGCCGTGGGTCGCTTCGGAGTCTCGTAGCCTTCCTTATCAGCCGAAGGCCACATGTCGTTGCAGATGGTGACGTTCGGTCCGATGAAGACGCCATTCCCAATCACCGTGCCTGGATTAATCGAAGCCCCATGGCTGATGATGGTGTTGTCCCCGACCGTGGCCCCATCGACAATCGCGCAACTCGCGATGTTGCAGTCCTTGCCGATCTTCGACCCACGGATGACGCTGGCAAACTGCCAGACCTTCGTGCCGTCCTCGATATCAACGGTGTCGTCGCAATGGGCTTTCCAGTGGACGACAACGCCACCAGAGATCACCGCCAGTGCTCCTGTACCCATTCAAGGCGGACATACTGGGAAGGATCACGCCAGCCAGGGAAACAGACGACCTTGGCGTTCCTCGGCAGCAATTCGCCTTTCGGCCACCCCTTCTTTTGGAAAGCATAAACTCCATCTTCCGGGCCAAACTTGCCGGCGTCCGGGATCATATCCGCCAACCAAGCTTGGTCATCAGGGAACTCGTAGTAAGGAACTTTCTCCGCCAATTCCGGCGAGAATTCATGCCAGACATCGGGTCTGTAGCCGGCCTCAAGCATCCACAGCGAGCCATTAAAAGGGCAGGGATTGGCCGAATTTACTCCCTGAAGGATCGTAAACGGCTCTTCCCGGTCCAAAAGCTCGTCAAGTGGCCCGGTGACGATCAGGTCCAGATCCATGCAGACGATCTTGTCGCCCGGCTCAATGCCGTTGGCCGCCTGCCATTCAGGATCAAATGTCCGCAGTCGCGCAAAACAGCCCTTGATCTCGGTCAGATACTCGTCTTCCTCTTGCGGGAAGAATACAGCGAACCGATGTGGCTGCTTAAGGTTCCTCTTTACCGCAGACGCCAGTTTTGCAACGTAGTCAGGACCGTATTTTGTTCCCCACGACCACGTTGAGATTATGAGCGCCACAGGACGCCGATCCCATTGTTTTTCCCGGTCGGGCAAAGCCGGAATTCCTCGTGGCGATAGCCCACCTTGATCTCATCCCAGAACTCAGGGACATCGATCCGCGTTCCCACCCATTCCGGCGCCCGATGCCAGTTGATATCGTGGAATGCGACTATGCGACCCATCGGGCCGTAATTCGCCCAATCTTTCTGGACGAAAGGCATCGTGTGATTGGCATCGATGAAGATTGCATCGAAAGGCCCGAGAGCCCTCACCTTCTCGATGATGTCTGGTGCGGTGCTGTCGCCCCAGATTACGCGAGCGTCATAGCCTTCGGTCTGAAGCTTCCGAATGGTTGCCTTAAGTTCGGCTTCGCTCTGCGGCCAAGCCCTCGTACCCTTTGGCATATCAACGGAGATCACTCGCGAACCGGCGGGAAGCCGCTTGGCGATACGATAGAGCGAGCCCCCGAATTTTGAACCGATCTCAAGGAATGAAGTGACACTCTCTTGCGCCAAGAGATCGGCGAGGCCGTCAATCTCGGCTTCCACCTGAGCCATAGTCATTGGCGCCTCCAGATTGCGGCGACACCAAGTTCTGTGGAGATGTAAGAGGTGTGGCAGCGCACCAGGCCGGCAGGCAGAAGATCGCGGTCAAGGCTGGCGATCTCCTCGTCATTCTCCTTCGGCTTGTCGGACGTGCCCCTCCATGCAAAATACTCCTTCGTCCAGCGGCCGAAATGCTGCATAAGTGCCGTCAGTTCAGACGCCGGCATGATGCGCTTCAGCTTGTGGTAGGTGGCGAGGCAAAGCGTGATGTCGTACTTCCCGAGCCCGAAGATGCCAAGCGACTTCGGCCCGGCCGTCAGGTCAACGACTTCGAAACGGCTTTGCGTTGAACGAAGATCGGCAAAGACCTCGCGCGCTGTTTTGATGCCTTCCTCGTAGATATCGCAGCCGTGGACGATGGAAGCGCCATTGTTGGCGAATTCGAAACCAACCAAGCCCCTGTTGCAACCGATGTCGAAGACCGATTTCCCCTTGGCCCTCATGACCAGATCGACCATCCCATCCATGCGGATGTCGTGATAGCCGGCGACGCGGCGCTGAAGTGTGTATGTTGCGCCGGCCGGTTGGAACTTATCGACCATTCAGAGCCTTTCCAGAGCTTCTTCGACGACTTCTTCGACAGTGATCCGCTGCATGGCCTTGCGGCAGTGCTCGCAAGGCTTGATCGAACCGCAAGCCTCCGCTCCACCAGTCAGGTTCGCATGTGTCGGATAGCCTGTGACCTTCGGAGGAATGAATCCACCGAACAGAACCACGGCCGGGATATTCACCGCCGCCGCTGCATGATGAAGACCGCCCTCCGAGCCGATATACATTGCGGCATTCGACAGGATCGAAACAGCATCCCGGAACGAGCTTGTCGCAAGCCCAGCAACACCAGGAAGAAGTGGCGAGCCCTTATCCGAAATGAACTGGCAGACCTTATAGCCGGAACCCTGTAGCCTCTCAGCTACCGCGTGGAAGTTGTTCCTACCCCAATCCTTGTTCGGCGCGACAGATTTCCACCGTGCGCTCTGGGGCTCGATGAGGATGAAACCCGATCCGTAACGCCGTCCCGCCTTCTTCTCGATCTCGTCCAGGAAGACCTCGCCCGGTGTCGGGCTGAAGTCCATGTTCCAGATCCACCGATCGCCATCCT